CTATACAAAATTAAAGGACGAAAAAGTCAAATGATACTTAGCTTTGATGAATTAATGCAACTACTTTTGACTAGCAAAATTGAATATTTTGGGTGGAATGGAGTTGTGTATCAAAGATCAAAGAGATTGTTTTGACTACTATCCGCCAGGAGCTTTTATGCTCCCAGCGGTCAGAAATTGTCATTTAGGATTGTTTAAATCAGTTGAACGCTAATTTAAACTAAAAAAGATCTAACTTCACAAGGTTATGATCTAATCTTAAGTTTTTCCGTCAATTTCTGCAAACACAAAGAAAAAGTTGATAGGAAAATTTTATGAAATCACTCTCAAAATCGATTAGAATGTTCTATCAACTAAGAGTAAAAAAATATATAGTAGATAAAAAAAATGACCTGCATAAGTATCTAGCTTACACAGGTCGAGAGGAAAGTTCGGACAGAACTTAATCTTATTGTAAAGTGCATAAGATTATCATTCAACTCTGAATTTTCCTCAATAACCAAAAATTATTTGAGGTAAATATCATGACTTCAGGCTATCAAGCATCTTCTCACCATTCCTTCGACATTAAACTAGCCATGCAGCTTAAAAGCATCGAGCTTGCAATTGTTGTGCATCACTTCCAATATTGGATAAACCACAATCAAAACCTAGGCGTTAATTTCATAGGTGGTTGCACTTGGACTTATCAAACGCGGGATCAAATAGCCGCAAATTTTCCTTATTTCACTTCTGAACAGATCAGACGATATACAGACAAGCTTGTAAAGATGAATATTTTAAAGAAAGGGAATTACAACAAATTGGCTATTGACAAAACGACATGGTACGCATTTGTAAATGAAGAAATGTTTACGATTGGCAATTCTGCCAAATCGACTGGCGAATTTGCCAATCGAGATGGCGAATTTGCCAAAGCAATACCAAAGTCTATACCAAAGTCTTTAGATAAAGATATAAGAGACCTAGGTGATGAGACCGAGATTGTTCATAACTTTAAAAAAGGGAACTTGGACGCAAAGCGAAGATGGAAGCTTACAGACCAAGAAGTTGAGACATTCCTTTCAGTTCAGGCTTTGAGAATCACTGATAAGAAAGGAGAGCCTATTAAAGAGGGAAAGATTGCCTTCTGGGCTAAAAACTTCACATTAGACAGGATTTTAGACGTCTACAACGAATCGAAGGCTTATAAGCCAGATTGCATGAAGTCTTACATGTCTTCGCTTCTAGACAAGAAAAGCAAAGTCCCAAATGCCAATGCAGAAGCTAACCGACAGTTTTTATATGAATATCTTGTGTCAAATCCTTGGTATGGGGTTAAGATATTTAAGCGCTATATGAAATACCCCATCGGAAAAGATCGCGGAGAAATAGATTTAAATATGAGTCCTATGGATTTCATCTCAAGACTTATTGAAAAGCACGAACAAAGCAAGGAAACACTATGAAAACTCTAACAATTATAAACGATGGACCTGAAATGAATGAAAAAATTTTTGAAGAAACGCAGATTTTGTGCGAAGAAGCTAATGTAAAATTAAATTATTTACAGGATTGTAGAGATAAATTGAAATCTTTTGAAAAAAAACATATTCAAGAGCTTAAAGAAATCGATCCAGAAAATACACGGTCTTTTTTTTATGCAGCATATGAGGATTATCGACAAAAAATTGAATGCGCAAAGAATGAATTAGAATATAATTTAGAATTTTTAGGTTATAAAAAACAGGACACAGAATGACTAAAAAAGAAGAAAACTTAAACGAAATGTTTAAAAAATTGCTTTCAAATGTTGATAGCTTGCTGGACAAAATCGAGGAAGAGAGAGAGAAAGAAGATCAAGATAACGATAATGATCGTGAAAAAGAGCTAAAAGTCTATGAGCTAACTGCTAAAATAAAATTTGCCATCCTTCCAGTTCTAACACAGGATATAACTTTAAATATTATGGCCATAATGAGAGCTGCTATTACTTATGAATTACATGCCGGTCTAAAAAAAGAAGTTATTGAAGAACTTAACGAAGATATACTTGAAGAAGAACTTGAGAAATTTGAGAAGGGAAAGGATAAACTCGCTCAGCTCAAAGAAATACTGAAGGAGAAATGATGAAAGATCAGTTGATCAAATATGTGATGGAAAGAGCTAATAAATGCTATTCGGATGATTTTCCCATCGGAAAAATAGAAACTTGGATTAACGAATTCTTTGATAAAGATCTGCAAAGTAAGCGAGAAGACGCACTTAATAAATGTAAAGAAATGGGGCATGTGAATACATGGATGCCGAAAAATCAAACTATTTGTATGAGATGCGGGGCTTTAATTTAAGATGCGATGCAGTGAAAAAGGCAAGATATGCAAACAGAATGTGTAAAATGTAAAGCATGGGATATGGCTGCAAAAGAAAAGGGTTATAGTTGGGGAATGTGTGAAGAGTGCTTTAAAAAATTTTATGTTCTATTGCCGCCTGAAGGTGGCAAGAAGGAAAACGATGATGAACTTGTTCAGGAAGTAAAGCCGCTTTACATGAACCGATCGGAAGTATATGGAAATATCGGACGGGATACTTTTGAGAAGATTGCAAGAGGAGAGAAAATGGCTATAAAACTTACAGATTCAACGCTAGAATGCAAAAACCCAGATTGCCGATGCAAAGATAGGCTAAAGCAAAATAAGGGCTTAAAACGAAAGGAATTGGATACTTAAGCAATTGATTAAAAATTAGCATGTGGGGGAAATGAAGAAATGATTGAATTTAAAGATGAGTTCGGAGACTGGATAATGCGTCTAGAAAACGGTAAAATACTTTTTAATCGGGAAAATTGGCCAGAATCTCCGCCCGATGAATTTGCTCAAGCTGTTATTATATTGCTCGAAAAATCCGTCATCAAAATGGACAATTGGAAAGTGTATGAAGAAGGCTTAAAACGAAAGGAAATGGATGATTGACTTTTGCCCAACCTGCAAAAAAACAAAATTATCATATGACGTGCTTTATGATTCTTACTATTGCGACGTATGCGATATATGGCAAAACAAGACTTGCGATGAAGAGAAATGCTTTTATTGCAGAAGAAGACCTGAGAACCCAAGCGATTGTAAAAGGGAATAATAGATGACTAAACAAAACCCAGATCAACTCTGTGAAGGTTGCAGAAATTTTGATAAACAATTTGAAAATGGGCTTAATCGTTTAGATACGCTTACTATTTGCGATCATGAGGAAATAGAACTTAAGCCTTTAAAAAACTATAACCTGCCCATAGAGATTGTGAATGAAGCCGCTGGAAAATACGCTAATCAGCACTGGAGAATAAAGAGTGCTAGACATAAAAAGCAGCAAAAACTAATACAACTTCTTTTAAAAGATATTTCTATTTATGCAAATCAAGCCATTACTATAAAATTAATCAGAATTTCGCCAAGGATGCTCGATCATGAAGACAACCTCCCTTATAGTTTCAAGTGGGCCAAGGATTCGATTGCAGACCTTCTAGTGCCAGGATTAAAAGCAGGAATGGCAGACGGCAGCAAATTGATTAAATGGGACTATGGACAGGAAAAAGGCATGCCAAAAGAAAAGGCGCTCAGGGTTGAGATTTACGAAAGATGATTGAACAAACTCTAATATCTTTTTTATGCTGTGTTGGTTCGGGAATATTAGGTGGCATAATTGGAAGCTTAACTGTATTGGGAACTCTATTTCTAATAAAAAAATTAAAGAAATTTAGGTAAAGATGAAACATGATAGAAACTGTACCGATTAAAGAAGAGCTTTAAAACAGCGACCCATTGCGAGCCGCTGAGTATTCATTAAAACACCACCTTAAGAGGGGCAATTTCAAACTATGAAATATTTAAATTTATCACAAGAAAAAGTTTTATAAGCAGGTCATTATGAAAACGATTTTACTTTGCGCCCTAGTCCTATTATCATTTAATTGCTATGCAAGCGTTACAAGAGGCAGCGGTAATACTTATCATGTGGATCGTCACGGAGCCCCTATAGAGACTAATAATCCAAAAGATAAACTGTCTTCAAAAATTAAGTTCATGCCAGAGTCCGAGGCAGTCCAAATCCAAGGATTTAAGACAACTTCCCCTTTGGCTTTATTTTAAGTCAATATGGAAACATTGCCTTTTTCTAAAATATCTTATATAAATATTAAAAACGCATGTTTTTAGCCGTTTTTCCTTGAGGGTTGGCGGCTTTTTTTTCTAAAAAAATCTATATATACATTTAATTAAGTTAATAGTAATCATAGGGTTGTGTCCGTAATTTTATAGTGGAGTTTTTCTATGTGTAAAGATGATATGTATAATAAAAATTGCTGTTGCTGTATCCAAGGCCCTCAAGGCCCCGCAGGCTTACAAGGGGAACAGGGTATTCAAGGTGTTCCGGGCCCTCAAGGCATCATGGGGCCAGCAGGTGCGCAAGGCGTTCAAGGTCTACAAGGTCCCCCAGGAATTTGCACACCTGACCAATGCCAAGGCGGAGATCATGCCGAATTGCCTTACTTAAACGTATATGCTTCTATAGCTCAAACAATTCAACCCTTCAATGTCCCAGCTGTTGCCGATCAAGTTTTGTTCGATCAGCAAAATGCCAATTCTGGAGCATTAGATTTCGATATATCTCAAGCGAATGTATCTGGCGATATCAAATTCATGAAGCATGGTATTTACCATATTGCATGGCAATTACAGGCAAGAATTACACCTCCAGTTCCTGCTCCGACTCCTTCATGGTCTTTCGGATTTTGGATGAATCAAGTGAATTTAGTTCCAGGATCGATTTATTCGGGTTTCACACAAGCGGCCGGAGATGATGCTTGTCATAGCACTGGAGACGTCATTATCGAAGTTAAAGCAGGCGATATGATTAGACTTAGAAATACCTCTGTTTCTCTTGTGTCGTTGAATCCAAACGTCACTGGAAGCGTATTCCCTATCACCATTGCTTCTATCAATATTGAGTGTCTTAAACTTATTCCTTAAATAATAATAAGGCCGATTCTCCGGAGTCGGTTTTTTCTATTTCCTTTTTTTCCTTAAAATTAGTAATTTACATTAATGCAAGTCACCTATATTCCTATATCTAAGCTAAAATTAAACGATAAAAATCCCCGAAAGATTGATAAAGACCAATTTGAAAAGCTTTGCCGAAATATAGAAACCGATCCCGAATATTTTGCCATGCGACCGTGTTTAGTAAATCAAACAGAGCAAGGAAATATTGTCTACGCAGGAAATCAAAGGCTCAGAGCGGCTAAGAAATTAGGCATGAAAGAAGTTCCCTGCATTGTAACTAATGACGTACCAGAGAACTTGCTAAAACGCAGGGTGGTACTGGACAATATTACACATGGCGAGCATGACTTTGATTTGCTAGCAAGCCTGTATGATCCCATTGAATTATTAGAATTAGGTATGAAAGAGCATGAGCTTCATCTAGATGGGGCGACATTAATAGAGGGTGATGCAGAAGATGAGACGGAGGTATTAGAGCCTGGTCGGGATGAGGATGCGGAAACTAAGCCAGGTGATGTGTACGAGCTCAATGAGCATAGAATAATTTGTGGGTCAGCCACTGAATTTAGTGTATTTGAAAAACTAGTCAATTCCAAAAATGTAGACCTAATTATTACCGATCCTCCATATAATGTTGATTATACAGGTAAAACTAAAGATAAGCTCAAAATTCAAAATGATTCTATGAGCAATGATAAGTTTTACGATTTCCTTTTAGAAATGTTTAAAAATACATTCGCTGTCCTTAATGAAGGATGCTCAATCTATGTATTTCATGCAGATATAGAAGGGATCAATTTCAGAAGCTCTTTTAAAAATGCTGGGTTTAAATTGAGCCAATGCCTTGTCTGGGCAAAGAATTCTCTAGTAATGGGAAGATCCGACTATCATTGGAAACATGAGCCAATTTTATACGGATGGAAAGAGGGTCAGAAGCATAAATGGTTTTCAGATCGACAGCAAACAACCGTGCTAGAATTTGATAGGCCTACTAAATCGGAAGATCATCCGACTATGAAGCCTGTTCTGCTATTCAATTATTTAATGAAAAATAGCAGCCGGGAAAATGAAATTGTTTTAGATCCTTTTCTTGGCTCTGGAACTACTTTAATCGCAGCTGAACAACTATCTAGAATTTGTTATGGTGTAGAACTAAGCCCGGCTTATGTTGATATTATTATTAATCGCTGGAAGAATTATATGAAAAAAAACAAAAGATTATTTAAAATTATCAAAAATGGGGAAATTCAAGATGAAAACAATTAAACGCGGTTTCTATGTAAAAGGGGATAAAGAAGCCAATAAATTGGTTAAAAAAGCTAGACAAAGTGATGTGAGAAGAGAAAAATTAGATACCACTAATGAAAAATTAATGAAATCCAAATATGAATATAGCCCCAAGGACATACGAAAATTAAAAATGGGTTCCAAAAAAATTAATGAAGATGAAAAAAGAGAAATGCGTAGAGATGAAAGAGTTCTATCGAAGAAAAAATAATGAGTGAATCAAATGAAACGGAGAAATTTTAAATGGTTAAAAAACTTACAACTTTTGAAAGAGCAGAACAATCGCCTACTCAATGGAAAAAATTTTTAAAAGAATCAAAATTAAGAGAAAAAAAAGAAAATAAATCTATTAGTCAATCTCTTAAAAAATCAGCCAAAATGCGTGAAAAAGAAATTAAATGACAAGTGATAAAGGTGGCCGTCCGAAAGCTGAAATTGATTGGAAAAAAGTTGAAGATCTTTTGCTAGCAGGTTGTATGGGAACTGGAATCGCTGCTTATCTAGGAATTAGTCCTGAAACATTATATGATCGATGCTTAATTGAAAAAGGTAAACTTTTCTCCCAGTTTTCACAAGAAAAGAAAGAAAAAGGTGATGAGATATTAAGAGCACATCAATATGCAAAAGCACTTGGTTTAACAGATAAGGGAGATAATACTCTTTTAATATGGTTAGGTAAAACTAGATTAAAACAAATTGATGCGTCGCAATTGGCTGCTGCGGAAGCTTCAAAAACAAATTATAATATTATAACAGATGCCAACGGACTTGCGGCTGGAATTCCAGCCGAGAAATTATCAAATCCCAATAATCAAAGCATTGAATCAGGGGACGAAAAGAGCGGTTTGGGTAGTCCATAGACGCGGAGGCAAAGACGTCACCGCATTTAATTGGTGCATTCTTCAGCTTCTTCTAAATCCCGCATGGACAGCTTTTCATATTCTTCCTACATATAGCCAAGCAAAAAAAGTCATTTGGGATAGTTCCACAAATGATGGACAGCGTATATTAGACTACATTCCTAAAGAGGTCATTGAATCAAAAAATGGCCAAGAAATGAAAATAAGGTTCACAAATGGCAGCATGTATCAGCTTATTGGTAGTGATAATATTGATAGTCTTGTTGGTACTAATCCTAAAATTATTATCTTTTCTGAATATGCAATACAGTCACCCGCTGCATGGGAATACCTCAGACCTATACTCGACGTTAATAAAGGCTATGCGCTTTTCATTAGTACTCCTCGGGGTAAAAATCATTTTTATGATTTAGTAAACATGGCAAAAAGCAATCCTAATTGGTATTGCGAAGTATTGAGCATTAAAGATACGGGAGTTCTTACAGAACAGGACATACAAAGCATTAGAGATGAAGGAGTCAGCGATGAGCTTATCGAACAAGAATACTACTGCTCATTTAATAGAGGTGTGGAGGGAAGTTATTATGGAAGACTCATCGAACGCGCTAGAGAAGATAAAAGAATATGTAATGTACCATACGAAACAAGATCCCCCGTCCATACCGCTTGGGATATTGGTTATGGAGACAGCACAAGTATTACTTTCTGGCAGGAGGTAGGAGGTGAGCTTAGGATCATTGATTTCTATGAAGCACAGGGAGAAGGCATCGCTCACTACGCTAAGATTATGCAAGGAAAACCGTATGTATATGGCACTCATTATATGCCTCATGATGCAGGATCGGGTTCCATTCAAACCGGACGTACCCTTCAAGATGTGGCATGGGAACAGGGCATTAAGACAACCATCTTGCCGCGAGAAATGGATATTCAAACAGGTATCGAAGCAGTTAGATCAATGCTTAGTGTCGCTTATTTCGATGAGGTCAAATGTAAGCACCTCTTGAAATGCTTAGAGAACTATCACAAAAAATACAATGAAAAGACTCAGGCTTATAGTGAAGCGCCATTACACGATTGGACTAGCCATGCTTGTTTTATTGGAACAACTAATATTTTGACTGAAAAAGGTTATGTAAAAATTCAAGATATTCAAATTGGTGATTATGTTATTACTCCTTTTGGAATGAGAAAGGTGTTAGAGACTCACTCAAGATATGAAAACGATCTTAACGAGATATATGTTAATGATTCTTTTGCTTTTTCATGTACAAAATACCACATGGTATTCACTAGAAATGGATTGACTTTTTCTGATTCATTGCGATATAATACACTCGAAAAATATAATAGATTTCGAAGGTTTTTATGGAAAATGATTGGATATTTATTAGAGGCACAAAATACAAGAGGATTCAAGAAAACTATCTTATCTCAGAAGATTCAAAAAGCATCGTATTTAACGGATTTTTTTATAGATGGGATGGATTATATTACCGTCGAGCAATCACCTCTCTCAACAAAGCTAGTTCTTTACATAGAGCAATTTGGATTTACCATAATGGGGATATACCAGAATGCTTTGAAGTACATCATAAAGATTGTAACTCAAAAAACAATGATATTGGAAACCTTGAACTCATGCGAAGTGGGGAACATCAAAGTTTGCATGGAAAATTACCCAATTCATGGCCACAATCTGAAGAATGTAAAAGAAGATTACGAGAACAGAATGCCAAAGCAACAGAATGGCACCAATCTAAAGAGGGTCGAGAATGGCATAAAAAACATGCTGAAAACAGTTTACCAATATTACGAGGAATTAAATATCCTAAATCATGTGAAATATGTG